GAGAGGCCAGACAGCATTAGTTGGTGGTAACTCTAGTAAAGGTTTATCAATTGGTCTTGGTTCATCTCATAGTACCGTACCTGCCTCAACAGGTTCTATACACTTAAATGGTAATGTTGGTATTGGTACAGGAACATCAGACCCAGCTGCACCATTAGAAATTAAAACTACTGCTACAACAGATACATTATTATTAACTTCAACTGAAGCTAGTTCTACTGCTTCGCCAGTTTTAACATTAAAAAGAAATAGTGGTAGTGTTGCTGACGCAGATTATCTTGGTCAATTAAAATTCAAAGGTGAGAATGACGCTGACGAAGAAATCACTTATGCTAAAGTTACAGGTAAAATACTAGACGCTTCAGACGGAACTGAAGACGGTTTAATAGAATTTTCAAACATCAAAGCAGGTACACAAACAATTACTGCTAGATTAAGATCAGACTCTTTACAATTATTAAATGGTACAAGTTTAACGGTTGCAGGTGACGCTACAGTCACAGGTGACTTAACGGTAAATGGTACAACAACTACCGTATCAACAACTAATACAGTTGTTTCAGATACACTATTAGAATTAGGAAATGGTTCTTCAGGTTCTCCTGGCAATGACTCTGGTATAGTTATTGAAAGAGGTAGTGCTGATAACGCATTTATCGGATTTGATGAAAGTGATGATAAGTTCAAAGTAGGAACTGGTTCATTTACAGGTGCAAGTACAGGTAATTTAACAATTGCAACTGGTACATTAGTTGCAAACATAGAAGGTAATGTAACTGGCGATATTACAGGTAACGCAGATACGGCTACTGCTCTTGCAAACGCTAGAACAATTGCTGGTCAATCATTTGACGGTACAGGTAATATCACAATCGCTTCAACTGATTTATCAGATACAGCTTCAATCGCATTATTAACGTCAAGTCAAACTTTAACTAATAAGACAATTGACTCTGATAACAACACAATTACTAATATAGTCAATGCTGATATTAAATCATCAGCTGCAATCGCATTTAGTAAGATGGCAGATTTAACTGCTTCACGTGCTTTAGTATCTGACGGTAGTGGTGATGTATCAGTAAGTGACGTAACATCAACAGAATTAGGTTATTTAGATGGTGTTTCAAGTGCAATTCAAACACAATTAGATAACAAAGCAACGAAAGGTTTTGCTATTGCGATGGCAATTGCATTATAAATATATAAATATAGAGAGATTAAAATATGGCACAGAATTTTAGAAGATACATAGCAAGAAACGTTGGGACATCAGCTTCAACATTATTTACTGCTAACAGTTATGATACAGTTATCGGTATAGGTATTGCAAATACAACGTCAAGTGAAATCAAAGTTGATGTTTTCATTAATGATGGATCAAACGACTATTATCTTATAAAAAACGCACCAATCCAATCAGGTGGTGCATTACAGGTTATTGATGGTGGAGCGAAATACGTAGTACAATCTGCTGACGTTTTCAAAGTTAAATCTGATACTGCTTCGTCTTGTGACGTAATAGTAAGTACGGTAGATGATATATCAAGTTAAGGATTATAGATGGCTTATATAGGAAACAACACAAAACAAACTGCTGTAGATACAGTAGATGAAAGATTTGATGAGTTTAAAGAAACGTCAATTGACGCTTCAAAAGTACAAACTATATTTTTAGGGGGAGATGAATCAGGAGTTGCTGATTCCCCAACAGACGCATTTGGTGTTTCCTTAAACGTTATAACAACAGACTGTAATCACAAGACATTTAGAAGAATTGATATGGGTACTGTAGTGGCTCAAGTCGGAGTAGTAGATTTTGGGTACGTTGCAAACTCTAATTAAAAAAAATAAGGAGTAAAATAACTAATAATTATAAATAGTATTAGTTTTTGTTAAAAAAGGGAGAAGTAAAACAATGCCAACAATTTTACAATTAAGAAGAGGAACTACTGCCGAAAACGCTGCCTATACAGGCGCAGCTGGTGAAATCACAGTAGATACTACTTTAAATAAAGTGTTACTACACGATGGTTCTACTGCAGGTGGTGCCGCTACTGTTGGTAACTTACAAGGAAATATTAGATTAGGCGTAACAGCCGATGGAGAAATAGATACATCTTCAGGCAATCTTACAATAGATTCAGCTGGTGGTACAGTAACGATTGACGACAATCTTACAGTATCAGGAAACTTAACAGTTTCAGGAACAACTACAACTGTTGATTCAACAACAATTAATGTTCAAAATGCTTTTGTATTTGAAGGTGCAACAGATGACGCACACGAAACTACATTAAATACAGTTGATCCTACAGGAGATAGAACAATATCTTTACCAAACGTTTCTGGTACATTACCAGTTCTTGCTGTTGCTTCAACAACACAGATTACATCTACACCAGAAGAATTAAATATTTTAGATGGTGTAACAGCAACGGCTGCTGAATTAAATGCTTTAGATGGTATTACATCAAGTGTTTCTGAATTAAACATATTAGACGGTGTAACAGCAACGGCTGCTGAATTAAATTTAATAGATGGTTCTGCTGCTGGTACAATCGCAAATAGTAAAGCAGTAATTTATGGTTCAAGTGGTGAAGTAAATGCAACAACTTTACAAATCGCAGGATCTGCTATCACATCAACTGCAGCTGAATTAAATATATTAGACGGCGTAACAGCAACGGCTGCTGAATTAAATTTAGTAGATGGTGGTACATCAGCAGGAACAACTGCTGTTGCAGGTGGTGATGGTATCGTAACTAACGACAACGGTACAATGCGTCAAACTACAGTAGATACGTTTGATACTTACCTTGCTGCTACATCAAAAACTTTAACTAACAAAACAATTTCAGGTTCTGATAACACATTATCAAATATCGGTAACTCATCACTAACAAATAGTGGTATAACAGTTTCAGATGGTTCTAACACTACAGCAGTTGCTTTAGGTGGAACAATGACGTTTGCTGGTACTACTAACGAAATTGAAGTCGCTGAAAGTTCAGGAACAGTAACAATCGGATTACCTTCTAACGTTACAATTTCTGGTGACTTAACTGTATCAGGTAACACTACAACAGTTAATACTGCTACATTGGCAGTAGAAGATCCACTAATTAACCTTGCAACAGGTAACAACAGTTCAGACGCTGTTGATATTGGATTCTATGGGTTATACGACACATCAGGATCACAAGACTTGTATGCTGGTATGTTTAGGGATGCTGGTGATGGTAAGTTCAAATTGTTTAAAGACAATCAGGCTGCACCAACAACAACTGTAAATACTAGTGGTACTGGATACGCTGTTGCTACATTAGTTGCAAATTTAGAAGCAACTACTGCTACATTGGGTGGTTCTGATATTATCTCAACTGATAATACTAAAACTTTAACTAACAAAACTATTGTTGCTGGAAATAACACACTTTCAGGTATAGTATCATCAAACTTTAGTAGTGCTGTTAGATTACAGATTTTAGACTCAAGTGGTTCTACAGTTAAAGACTTATACGGTACTTCAACTTAATCCATAGTTATATACCTATTTTCATCAATAGGCAAGGTGTATTTAATTGCTATTATAAATAGTAATAAAGGATTAATATGGCCAACCCAGCAACAAGAGAACAATTAAAACAGTACGCTTTAAGAACACTAGGGAAACCTGTAATTGAAATCAACGTAGATGATGATCAATTAGAAGATAGACTAGATGAGGCGTTACAGTATTTTGCTCAATATCACTATGATGGTGTTGAAAGAACATACCTTAAATACAAAGTAACCCAAGCAGATGTAGATAGAATGAAATCGCCTGATGGTGATACTGCGTCTAGTGTAACTAAAAATTCTGTTACTACTGCATTTACAGAAGCAAACAACTTTATCGTTGTACCTGAAGCTGTATTGGCTGTAACTAGAATATTCCCATTATCAAATAGAGGTAATCAAAACTTATTTGATATAAGATACCAATTAAGACTTAACGATTTATACGATTTTTCTTCAACATCAATTATTCATTATGATATGGTGTTAAGACATTTAGATTTTTTAGACCACATATTAGTAGGTGAAAAACCTATTAGATTTAATCAATACAATAATAAACTATTTGTAGATATGGACTGGAAAACAGACATATCTGTGGGTGAGTATCTTGTTATTGAGTGTTATAGAAAATTAGACCCTACGGTTATGACAGACGTATTTAATGACATCTATTTAAAAAGATACGTAACTGCTTTAATTAAAAGACAATGGGGTGCTAACTTATCTAAATTTAATGGCGTTGCAATGTTAGGTGGTGTAACACTTAACGGACAACAAATATTTTCAGAAGCACTAGAAGACATAAGAAAGTTAGAAGAAGAAATAAGAGGCACTTACGAAACGCCTGTAACGTATATGATAGGATAATGCCATGCCAGTTAATCATTATTTTCAAAGTGGCAATGGGATTGGTAATGACGCAGAAAAAAGATTACATGAAGACCTTATAATTGAAGGTCTAAAAATATACGGACAAGATTGCTTTTACTTACCACGAACATTAGTCAATAAAGATTTAGTTTTAGGAGAGGATACTCTTTCTAAATTTGATCAATCATACATGTTAGAAATGTATATTGAAACAACTGAAGGCTTTGCTGGCGAACAAGAATTAGTATCTAAATTTGGTTTAGAAATAAGAGATGATACAACATTTGTCATTGCAAAAAGAAGATGGCAAAATCAAGTAGATAATCAAGCAGTACAGATTGTAGATGGAAGACCTAACGAGGGTGATTTAATTTATGTACCTTTGA